CCCTTTTTTTATATATAATCTTCCCCCAACCCAACCCACAACGATATATTCCATCGCAACCAATTCATAAAACAACCATTTCATAGAAATATATTCCATCGCAACCAATTCATAAAACCTGCGCAACATAATATTATCCCAAATCATATACAATCCCAATCACAAAATATATTATCATCTTCTTCACTTCACAACATCATAGTTTAATACATACCAATTATATACCAAATAATTTTAAAGATATATTCTACTCCTTCAATCCACAATAGAAAAAACTCAATCAATCAAAGGCATTATACTATCATTCATTCCTTATATATTTTTTCGAACCTATTGCAATCCCGATCCATATGTGCTATACTATAGGCGTGGTCAAGGGAGACCAACCACAAATTGGGAGACCATAAAAAACGTAAGAAAGGCGAATGAAATGAATTTTAGCGAGGCGTATCAGAAATTAAATCGCACACAAACCATCGATGAAATTATAAATCGCGAAGGTCGAAACGGATTTTATTGTGAAATTGTGAAGTATCATATTATAGAGGCAATCAACTCGTACATTGCATTCACAAAATCGTCAATGTTTGCGGATATGTCATATTTGGCGCAAGATACAGAATGTCTGCTTACAGCAGATGATAAATTACATCGGCGCGTTGTTAACGTGGTTTGGAAGAGGTTGGCCCAGCTTGAATATACTGACAACGTTGTCCACAATAAACGGTTAATATATATGTTATCAACTCAACGTCAAATTGACGAACCCATAGAGGAGGAAAAAACATGAAATTCATTTGGTATATTTTTATCGCTTTATCAGCATTTGTTATGTGTGGCATGTGCCTATACACTGCGATAACATCGGAAGACAACAACATAAAAATGATGTTTTGTACAATTGTAAGTGCGGCAGTAGCAACAGTCGCAACACTTTTTGCAGGAGGTATTATCAATGACTAAGTCTTATTTGTTGAAATTAAAGGACAACCCTTACGAACCTACACAATTTCTTCTTGTGTGGAATGAAGAAAACAGGCCGCATTGTCAATGTTTGTATTGTAAGGACTATGAAACGGCACAATACATAACATTACAACTTATTGAGGATAAGGGATATAAAAACGTTGTTTTGTACAAGAGCGGTATAAAACTCAACAAAACCGATAAAAATCATATTTATCGAGTTTATGTTCCGTTCGCCTACTACAACGGGAACCCTTATGAATTGGAACGTGTAAAGCAATTTTGCGGAACAGCAGTAGAAATATGGGCTGATTATCGGCGTAATTGGATAGCACATTTTGAAGAATATTCAGACTGTTACGGGGAACTTGCCATCGCAATTGAGGATAACGCAAAACGTGTATACGGTAAAAATTGGAGGTGATAGGCAAATGACAATTTCGGACGCTTTGAAACAGTTAATTTCGATTCGCGTTGATACGGCATCGCACATACGGACTTTTCCCGATGCCGACATTTTTCAGGATGATCTGAAAGCACTTAATATAGCAATTTATGTTCTTAAAGATATATTAAAGGAGGATGAAAAGAAATGAAAATTACCATGATTTCAATGTATGAAACGGTTGAGCGTACCCTTGACGAATTTTTTGAATTGAATGAAACGGTTGAATTTTGGTTTAGGCCTGTTTACCGTTTAATGTGGCGAAAAGGTGTAACAAACTTCACAATGGATAATGTAAAACTTACGTTCTACCGTGAACGTGACGCGTATTTTGTCGGATATGAAAAGGAGGAACAAGCGAAATGAATTCATTACTTTAAGGGGGAGAAAAAGGAAAAAATGAAAATTACTATGATTAAATAAGTAAACCACAATAAAACGCAAGGGCCGTATCCTATAACCGATACGGCCCGTTGCGATCTTAAAACTAAGGAGGCAAGAAAAGACTTTCCCTTTGCACAATGCTATTATAGCACACATCATTTTAACTTGCAACCATTTTTGCCAATTTACTAAAATATATTATGTGTAAGTGATATTGTTGTCACTGTCAATCGTGCAAGTATGAAGTGTTGCTGTTTCATCATATCCGATAAAAGTTAGTTTTGTTGGCGTGATTATCGTATTTCGCATAATATATATCGAACTACGATTATTTTCTGAACTAAACTTGACATCAACAACAGCGCCCCTTGTTATATTAAGGTAAATTGTAGAAAATGTGCTATCGGCTGTAAGGGTTCCGTCAGCATTTTTTACAATTGCAACGGGAGCAAATTTACTATCAGTATATGTCTTTGCGCTTGTAAGCGTTGCTTCGTCCTGCGTATCTGCATATGTTTTCGCCGCCGCAAGTGTTTCACCGCATTTCGTATTAGTATATATTGTGGCCGCTTTTTGCACCGCCGTATCCTGTGTATCTGCATATGTTTTCGCCGCCGCAAGTGTTTCACCGCATTTCGTATTAGTATATATTGTGGCCGCTTTTTGCACCGCCGTATCCTGTGTATCTGCATATGTTTTCGCCGCCGCAAGTGTTTCACCGCATTTCGTATTAGTATATATTGTGGCCGCTTTTTGCACCGCCGTATCCTGTGTATCTGCATATGTTTTCGCCGCCGCAAGTGTTTCACCGCATTTCGTATTAGTATATATTGTGGCCGCTTTTTGCACCGCCGTATCCTGTGTGTCTGCATATGTTTTCGCCGCCGCAAGTGTTTCACCGCATTTAGTATTAGTATATATTGTGGCTGCTTTTTGCACCGCCGCATCCTGTGTATCAGTATAGTTTTTCGCCGCCGTCAACGTTTCGGAACAAGCATTTCCTACATATTCTAAATTTGCCGCAAGCTCGCGCCCGCTTGCCGCTGTTGCTGTCGGCACGGTAATTCCGCTGTCGGCGGTAATTAACTTATAAAATCTCGTTGTTTCGTGAAATTCAGTAAAATTATTAAAATCAACAGTATTATTAAAAGTTACTTGTTCTTGAAACGTTGTAGGATGATCCTCTGTAGCAAAACTATATTGGTATAAAGTAACACTTTCATCTGGGCGAATGGATACAATTAGTTCGTTTTTACTATCAATACGCAAAAAATTTATACTGTTATTTGATGAATATATGGGAATGAAAATAAGTATTTCATCATCGTTTTTTATTGTGACAAACACAATTCCCTTTCGCATTCCCTCCGCAATTTCAGCAAAAGTTTTATTTGCTTTTATCGGTCTTGCTGTAACATCAATTTCAACCCACATCACACTCAATTTATCCGCATCAAGCTCATTTATAGCCTGGGCAAGATCCTCAATATCGCCGTGATTCGCGTTTACGCTGTCAACGATAATATTTATGTGATATAATAGTTTCCATACCATTTCCAAAAACGATAAATTACCGTCAAGTACGCAAGGAATGACGGGAGTATAAACCGAATTAAGCGGAATTTTAACCTTTTCCAATTCTTTATCTTTTATAGTAATCATTATATAACCCTCCGATTAATATATATTCATGAAACATACTTCAAGTTCATCGAATATCATTTTATTAATATTTAAAATTGTTTCACGGAACTCAAGTAACATTGCGCTGAATGTTGCGCTATTTCGTTTTCCAATAACATGGTTTATATATTCATCAGTATTATTGAAGTTTTCTGTTCCGTTATCTGTCGTTCGGCCTGTGTTTTCCGTTCGGCTTGTTGCGTTTCCGTACGTTTCACCGTGATTTTCTTCACTCAAATCTTGCGTTGTACTTGAATTGCGCTTGTTTTCATTTGTTCCATTGCTTGTATTATTACTGCTTGTTTCGGCGGTATTCGTTCCGTTTTCTCTTGTTTCGCTATTATTCGCGGTATTATTTGACTTTTTACGATAATTTGTTAGATAATAATTATCGTTTATACCATTAACGCCGCTCACACTTGTTTGAGGTGTGTCGCTGTATGCATCAGTATCAATACCGTTAATATTTGATTCACTGTTTGTGGTTCGACTTGTATTTTCAGTTGTTGACGCTGTTGCTGTTGCTGTGGTCGTTGCTTTTCCATTGTCAGTTATATTTTGATTTTCAGTGTTATTTCGGCTTATATTATTGTCGGCTACTGTATTTTGACTGCTTTCCGCATTCATGATTGAAGATGAATTACCTGTATTTACAGTATTTTTTTCACCACCCTGGGATCCGTGATGTTCTTCCGTATAATCAACATCGTTCAGCGGGTTAAACTCAAGTGCCGCACTTTTATAAAGCTGATTATAGTACGGCATAATTTCACGGAGTTTTCGTGCAAGGTAATAATTAAACAGTCCGTATGTTTCAGCGCCGATTTCCCGCGTGTAAAAATGAAAAAGTATTTCATGTTCTAAAATATTGCGGTATGATTCATCATATATCGGAAACCTAAAATTAAATATTTTCGGTTGCGCCGCTGTAATAATTTCATCTATTGTTTTTTCGTTTAATTCGGCGGGCGTGAATCCGCTTTGTACTTCGCAAATATATCTTAATTGTGACGTATAATTACTCATTTTTTATAACCTCCTCATTCTTTCGGTCTATTTCGGCAAACTTTACTTTAATGTTTAAGTTAAACATTTTATTAATTTTTGCTACTGCCTCTTCGCGGGCCTTCAAGCGGGTTAAGCGGGCGATCTCAACGCCGCCGAAATTCGCTGTAACTTCATCACTTACTAATCTTTCTTTTTTATCAGTGTTGGCATTATCTATTCCAAAATACGTTAAGGCTTCACTGATTATTTGTCGTTTTAGTATCTGTAATTTATCGGCGATATATGGCGTTGTAACATCAAGCACATTTATTTCTGATAAAGTACTTAACCCTTTTGTGCCGAATATAAAGGGGATATTGCCGTCATACTGTCGGAAAAGATTCTCCATTGTGAGCCGCTGACTGTCTTCCGTCAAGATAATTTTCGGGGTTTTTTGACCTTTTACATTAACATCAATAATTCGCTCACATTCCGAAATACGTTTTGCATATGAGCGTAAGGCCAAAATCTCAGTTGAACGTGTAGAATTATTCCATATTATAACCGAATTTTCATTGCTTAGGTTTTTGTTGCGATAATTTACAGCAGGCGAAAACGCTACACGCTTAAACGGTTCGCGGTATATATCAAAGGTTGAGCTACTGTAAAACTGGAGAACAACGAACTCTTCTAAATCCTCATCATAATAAAACAGTGCTTTTCCGTCAAAACACAATATCAATTCAATAAATCTTGCGTCAATTTCCGGCGGCAAATTCTCATATTTAATACCCGCCATTGCAATTTCCGTTATACGGTTGAACCAAAAATTATATGATTCAATATTTTCGCGCTCAGCCTCTTTTCGGAAACGCTGTGTTATACTCATACTATTTCGTATCACTTTAAACCTCCATCATTCTAACGGTTTATTACGAACTTTATAATTTCCTACATTCGCATTATCAACCCAAAACGTAACACCTTTATCAAATATCTCTCCAATTTTCGCCCTTGCGGCGGCATTGCAGGCCTCATATTCGTTATTTGCACTGGCCCGAACAACGCAACCTTTAGTTTGTATAAAAGTAAAGTTTTCTCTATTATGTATTGCAGGTGTTTCGACCTTATGTATCGCGTAACCGTAATGCGTAAAATAATCATCAATGATTTTTACATAATCATCGCGGGGACGTAATATAAAACCATGAAACACTTTTTCTCCGAGTGTAAAAAGTGCTGTACCTGTCAAATTACCATTTACTTTAGGCGGGATTCGGCTTGCTTTATCGACATCTGCTAAAATATGACCAACTGACATTGCACCGCTTACTATCATACCTCCGCCCAATGGCAAAGCCGCTCCGCCCGATCCGCCTGCAATTACCGCACCACCAATAATTTGACCCGCCGCTAAAGCACTTGATAATACTAAATTTCCCGCATTTTGGGCAAGATATGACTGAAAAGAATTGCTCACCCATGCGCATTGCGGAAACCCTGTCATTATTGACATTTCACTGTAATTCTCTGGTGAACCCTTATAATTAATAGGAATTGCCGATACACTTTGTACCGGTGCTAAATCGCTTTCAAGGTTAAATGTAATACTACCCATTCCATCGCCTGTGGTGCTGTTATCAAAATCATACATTTTACCTTCCGCACCCGTTGTAACATAAAGGCAATAAAACGGTGCAGTGTAAAGTTTATTGTTGTTTACATTCAACCCTAAAAATTTTGGATTTCGCTTTATTTCCCATGTTCGTACCGTTGTTTCGCCTTCCAATTCGCGCGGCGAAAGAGTAATTGAAACGACACCTTCTATTTTGTCAGCATGGTTTTCTACAATATCTTTTATTTTTTCGGTAGCATTCAGTAACCATGACGCACCCGCGTTTGTTATGTGAATTATGCCTATTTCCTTTCGTGATAGTGCCGAATACATACCATTTATTAAACTTCCGCCGCTCGGTTCATATGTATCGGGATTAAAACTGGAATACATTATAACGCTCCAGTCTGGGCCGAACGGTGCTTTACTTTCGCTGTCAACAACGTATTCGCCGATTGATATATTTTCCTCTACACGGTTAGAGCCTACCCAATCTTCGTAAACGTGATTGCGCTCAATCCAACATGCAGGAATTTCACAATACAGTTTAAAGGACTGGATAACATCTATTTCAAATTCTATTTCACATGTGTTATCATTTATATAAAATATGTTCTTTATAAAAGCATAAAACCAACGGTTCAAATAACCTGTATTTTGATAACGTAAATAATTACAACCAATCAATGTATCAGCTGTAAACGGCAAGCGGATCCTTCCGTTTTCACGAACATATATTGCTTTATCCGCACTGTATACAACCCATTGCGCAAAAAACGAATTTTGCGCGGATACACTTTCAAAATAAAGTGTGTGTTCGTAATTAATATCAATGTTGATATTATTAAATAATTGTATTTTTGAATTTGGGCTTGGTGCTAACATTGTTTTACGGCGGGCAATAGCAACCTATTACCCGCCTTCCTCCCCTTTGTAATTGTTACGGCGAATTTGCAGCCGACATTTATGTCGGTTGCAAAGTTTTATTTACCTTTGTAAACAGTAATTGTTGCGGTTGCTTCCTTTGACGGATTTTCGTTCGAATTCGCATTAAGCACCAGTGTTGTTGCGGTTTCGTCTGCTCCGATAAATACTGTTCCGCGAACGTCAACATATGTCTTACTTGAGTTCGCACCCTTAAGCGTCCATGTAACAGATTTATTAAAGAATCCCGTTCCGCTAACTTTTGCGTTAAACTGTATTTCGCTGTTCGGAACAACCGTTGCGCTTGCGGGCGAAATGGTGACGCTATTCACCGCCGACACACTGTCGCTGAACGTAGCGGCAGGCGCAAAAGGCGAAACACTGATAATCTTCCAACAATGAAGGAATGCATTAGTATACAGTCCATCGGGGTTACGGATATCTTCCATAGTAATAAGTCGGTCATATATTTGAAGAAAATCATCATCTATAATGACGGCGGGGATTTCACCCAATTCGGCAAGCTGTTCAGTTGTAATACCTTTAAGCGTTGCGGAAGTTACATTTCCGTTTGCGTCATATGTAATATTTTCGCAAGTTTCCGGCGCACACTGTGCAAGTCGGTTGATGTCAATATCTCCGAATGAATCGACAAGCAAGCGTTTTGACAGAAACTCTGCTTTTTCCATGTTGAACGCCGCCGCAAGCACATTAACATCCATCGCCGCATCAAAATCAGCGGTAACAATTACTGTTTGTTCTTCATGCTTTGAATGAGTTTTTACACCCGAAATATTATAATTTCCAGTCAAAAACTTCATTTTATTAGAAGTTGCTTTGATTTGTGTTACAACCGATTTAATATTGTCATCATTGGAAAGTGAAGGGATTGAGATACTCTTGATATTTCCGTTTACAATATTAAGCGCAATCAGATACTTCATAATGTTAAATTCATCATAATTATTCGCGCTTGCAAGGGATTCATATATTTTCTCAATAAGAGAATAAAGCCCGTTTTCACTTGTAAATGCTGCTGACAAATCCTCATTCGAAATTGTTGCGGGATACTTTACTTGATAATTTACAATATGAAATGCGGCGCGAATATCGGGAATACGTCTTTTAAATACCGTTTCACTTGAAACGGAAGGATTATAAAGTTCCGCATTTGCAATATTTACGAAAATCTCCTCAATGGTTTCGCCCAATGACAAAACACCCTTTTTAAGTCGTTCCCACGGGTTTTCATACATTTTACTTGTTACTGTGACAAGAATAATTCGGTTGATCAGATCCGTTGCAAACGCATTGCGCAAATTAGGACTATCCATAATAATTTTACCAATTGCGCGGATCGAATCTGCATCCGTTGCAGTGAACGGAATATAATTCTTATAGTTCGTTGAAAAACCTTCGTTTATAATTCCGTTGATAACATCTTTAGATACATTCGTCAATACATATTTTTTAGGTCTTGTAGGCATATGTTTATTCCTCCGTAAACAAATCTTTTATTTTAATTTCCTTTTTTTCGTCTTCGACTTCATCTTCCGCAAGCTTTTCGCCTTCATCACCTTCACCGAAAAAGCGGTCCTTATATCGTTTCTTAAGTGAATTATATTTGTTTGTGACTTCTACCAATTCTTCCGAATTATCGGCGAAAGAATCGGAAAAATCCTCAAGAAAAGCTATTGCGTTTTCGCTTTCGTCTTCTCCAATAAATCCCTTCAAAGATTGAAGTAGTTCTTCTTTACTACGTTTCATATTAGTATTCTCCATTCAGCACGGTTACACCGTTTATTTGTACTTTTACCTTTGCCATTTTACCGTTCACCGACAGCATTTCATCAAATCCCGCCTGTGATTTCGGGCCCCATTTCCCATCAATTTTACCAACGTCATAGCCGTTTGCAGATAGGGCCCTTTGCATTAATTCAAATTTTTCGCCGCGTTGCATCGGGCTTGTTACTCTAAATCGTGTTCGCTCAATTTCGGGAAAAACAAGTATTTTGTTGGGAATGCCGTATTCGTTCCACCCGTCATTAAGCGTAGACATAATAATTCCATCTACAAAGCTTTTTGCCTCAATAATAAGCGGAACTCCGCTTGCGTTTTGTCCAACTACATATCCCACATGGTGAATCCTGCCGCTTGAATTGCGCTTAAAAACGCAAGCACCCGCCGCAAGCTCACCCTTTTCGGTGATATACTCAAGTGCCTCATCGTCTTTGATACCACACCAATTTGTATAGTTACCTGCCGCGTTGTTATCCTGTCCAACAAAAGCATCAATCAATCCGTTGCAGTCGTAAAGATAGGCATTGTCTATAATCCACTTTTGCGTTTTACTATCATACTCACTTTTACTATATGTTGACTGATAGTATTTTGTATATGCATAATCAAGCCGCCATTGCGTTGCTTTTTGTCCCGTTGTACCCATCAAATAGTGAGCAGGGACGGTTCCGATCTCGCTGTCGGTTACACCGCAATAATAAGTGCCTGCCAATAGTTTATTCTTAGGCAAACGCTTGAAAAGATATTTTACAAAATCTTCACTACTTTTCATTGCTCAACCTCTCATAAAGTTTTGTTACAACCAGTGTATTATTTTCAATCGTTTGCCTAAGGTTGTTAACCTCACTTTTATGCTCGTTCATAATTTCGTTGATAACTGCTTGATTTTCTTTGTCTTTTTTAACAATGTAAACTGCAAGAGCTATCATCGCCGCAATCGATACTCCGTATGTTGATATAATCTGAATCCATTGTTCCATAAAATGTAATCTCCTTTTTACTATAATTGCAAGGGAACTGTTTAACGTTAGTTTGTAAGACCTATTCAGTGGTTCAGTCGGTTTCACCCGTTACGCTCTGAACTCGCAACGTTATTTTAAACATGTTCCCCGCAAAATTATTGTAGCACATAGGTTTATTTTTGTCAAGTGCGTATTAATTTAAATGCGTTCGAAAACTCATTTTTTATTTTTACGGATTCATACCGAACTGCGCCTACATTATACATGTTTCGCAACGTTTGAAGACATATCGACTTTCGAACCGCCAATAACATATTGGGGTGCAGATCCGAATTTGTCAGCGCATATTTTATTAAACAGCTTTCATCAATATCACGGGATACAAAAATTAAGCCTTCTTTATAATCTACCCATATTCCGTAATTATTATTCATATATAATATCGTGAAATAATATTTCGCGGTTGGAGTTTTCTTTTGAACGAAATTTTTATTATCCCTCAAAAAATCGTTTTCCATATTATATTTGCCGTATGCCGTACCGTTTATGATTGAGCCGAACCGCGTTTTCATTGCCGCATTTGTATATTCTTCATTCTTTATTATCTCTACCAATATTTCATTATTAATCCGCTTTATTGTTTTATTTCCGTACGGCGGAACAATATTAAAATAGTCAAAATACGGATTAGAAATTGTATACGCATTCGACAAAAAGAAAACTACTACATCTCGCAATCTTGCAATTGTAGAATATAATTCTAAAAAGTTTGTTACTTCATCTTGCAAATAGTGATATACCCCTTTATCAAGGATGAACTCATCAAAACATATTTTACTCACCTTCGGAAAAGGAATTGATTTTAGGATCTTGCCTGTTGATAAGGCTTGCGCCTGTCCTGCATATTCATCATTGATATAAAACATATTCCCTTTTACTTTAAATGTAACAGTCGGAAACTCTGGCTGTATATCATCAAAAAAAGATTTTAACCTTTGCGCTGCTACCTCCGTTTTATACCGCCGAATGTATATAAACTCATTTTTATTTTTTAAAAAATCTTGTATTGCCCATCGTTTAAAAGCGTATGTTTTACCTACACCACGCATACCAACGATAAAATTAAATAAACAATTATAACTCAACGCTTTTCCTATTTCGTAATACATTTTTATCCCTTTCGCACTGTAAATTCTGTTTCATCAAGCACAATTCCGCCTGCTGTATGTACAGGCCGCAATTTTCCGCCGTATTTTGCGCCTTCCGTAAAATTATCAAAAGTAACTTGTGAATGCAAATTTGCAGGCATTCCCGCGCATGTTACATTTAGTTTACCTTCAATTTCTTCTATGTATGTTTTAGCTCTTAAAAATTTAGCTCTTGTAAAACTCGATTCATGTTTCCATGCTCCAAGCTTTACATCATCAATTTCCAATTCTTCTGGAATGTCATTTCCTAATAAATGCAATGAATCAGTATCCGCATATAAAAAACGGTGAAATACTTTTTGCGCACTTGAAATTGTTTTGTATCTTGCCCATGCGGTTATAAATGCGGCAATCGGAATATAAATCGGCTTGCGCTGTTCCCATTCGCCGAATAAATATCGTACGTTATCATTCAGCTGATCAATTATTGGAATCTTTGAGCGCACATTCGGGTTCATGCCAAATTTACCGTAAAGCGAATTTAACATCAATTTCGCAATTGTCCGCAATGGTTTATTACCTTCTATCGTTGCTTGTTCTTTTACAGCATACCATTTATCAATATATGAACGAAACATAATATTCGAACTCTTCCATTTCCAACCGCCGATATATTCTACGTTATAAATATTGTAATGTGCTTGAAACAATTCCATATCAACGGAAGTTAAACATAATGTGACGTCTTCGCCGTTGCTGTCAATTATATATTCCGTTGGATTGAATGCTGTGCTGTTTTTTAGCTGTATTGTTGGAATATAATTTTTCTTTAATTTAAAATTGCACCGTATCATCTGAACATATAAATCATATAAACCGTCTTTTTCATAATTACCGTCATAATATATTGGATCTCCATATGGTAAATTGCAATAATACATTACAGAAGGATATAAAGAGTTAACATCTAATACAATTCCGTTGCCTACTATTTTATGAGTAAAACGCGGGTTTGCATATGTAAAGCCGCCGCGATAGCATTGTCGTACATCAGCATCATAATCGGGTTCGGGAAACCACCTTGAAAAACATTTTTTCGTTATTATTTCTTTGTAATTTGTCATTGCGTTACTTGCCGTTGTATTCTTTGTTAAACCTTGATGAAATAATATTTCTAAAGCTTGCGCCACAATTTGGCAGTCATTGCGCAAATAATGTATCTCATCGATTGTCAATTCATGCCCAACTTCACGATCCGCCGTATAGTCAATTTCTTCTTTTTGTATTGGTAAATTAAAGGCTTTTGCAATTTCCGAGACTTTAAACGGCAACAGCTTTAAGGAATCTAAAAAAATTATTTTATGATTTTTCTTTTTTAGAATCTTAAAATATGTTGTAATTGAATAAAATATTCCCTTGTCACTTATAAGCGTCTGAAACGTGTTCGGCCGCTTATCTTCATCCGTTATATGACACCAACCATTTTTTAATAAATGGTAAATTATAAACTCGCCGTCAAACTTTAAATTATGAAAATATATCGTTTCTTGCTGTTTTGATAATTCTTTCATCTTTTCAAAAAACGATGAAATATTATTCCCATAAATAAAGTTTGAAATATTACCTATTTCACATAAGCCCCATGCCCACACCCGACAATCATTTATATTTGTTGTTGTTTCAAAATCGGCAACATACATTTTATAACCCCATTATTTTATCGTATATAATTTCCCTTTGATTTTCTTGCTCAACAGGATCACGATAAAACAGAATAAACAAGTAGTCAGAACCTAAACTTGCATCTATAAAATCATCAATATTCATTGATATTATTTTATCTTGTATTTTACTCAGTCTCGGATCGTCTTTGCTAAATAAATTATTTAACATTGAAATATAGTTATTCACATATTGCAAATTCTTTCTTTCAAGATAATTTGGTTGACTTTGTGTTTCGAGTGAGCGCAAATATGACGGCATATCACGTTCGCTGATTTGACTTATATCCTTTTTCGGCAACAAATTTACATCACGCATTCGGCCCATTTGCGCTAAATTACCCCGCTCAATTTCGCCTAACCTTTGACGTTGTTTCGCACGGCGTTCATTTATGATCTCTAACTGTTTTTTCGCCTTTCGATATATTGCATCGGGCAATTCAACCCCTTTTTCCGTTTTTATTGATTTATATCCTCCTTCCATAAACTCCCGCATAAACGCCTTTGTTTCTCTAAGATCCGAACTGTTTTTCAATTTTGAATATGATAATTTATCAACTTTAAAACCCCGCTTTTCAAACCTTTTTGCTTTTTCGTTATATGCTTTTACCATTTTCTTTAATTCGGAATCAACAGTAACTTTCGGCTTTGCTGTAAATGCTTGCAATTCCGAAATTATACTTTCAATGTTTGCGCCGCTATTTTTAATTTTGGAAACATACACTTTTTGCGGAATAGAAATATATTCCGCTGACAATTGAGCCTTCTTTTCAAGTCTCTTTATCTTCGCATTAAAGTTTTTAACCGCTTTCCGCAACAGCTCATCCTGTTTTGTCATTCTTATACCACCTCTTTAAATTTTCACGCACTATAAATCATCGGTTATAGTGCGTGAACCATTTTATTGATATATTGTATTCCCTGTTTTGGATATTATTTTGTGACAATATCCAAAGTAAAGATTCGGTTTGCGCCGTTTGTTATCTGCCGAACACGTACGATAATGCCCTCTTCCCATGTAGGCGAACCATATAAACCGAAAATTCGCTTAAGGGAATTATATATTCCATATGACGTTGCGGTGTATGTATGACCGTTTACATCAATCAATGTTACGCGCGGCGTTGTACGAACATCGCCTGTTTTTTCATCAACAATATCAACGGGTTCGATTATCACGTCTTTTACATTAATTTCCTTGCCGATATGATCGGCAATTCTTACTTCGGGCGAATTAAGTGCGTTATACAATTTCGCCTTATCGTTGTTGGATTCAGCCACGAACGAACTATAAATTGATGCAGTTGCTGTGTTGATACCATCAATAATTTCATTTTTCTTGTTAATTACCGTAAGAGTTTCATTCATCATAATTTTTCCTTTCTTCGAAAACCATTTATTGTATTTTTTCGGTTTCCTTGACGCGCTGTTTAACAGCGCGTTTCGCCTTGCTCCCGCAAAGGCTCGTCAGAAGGATTTAAAAAACGATATAAGATACTAGTTTATATTGGGTTGATTTTGGGCAATTTGTATACCATTTATAACCTACCCCGTATCGCCCATTATACGGCTCAATTATGCCAAGACGTTTACGAGAGACGTATCCGCGAGCCATTGAGTTGATAGCCGCATAATGCAACAATGTTATATCCACAAGCGACAAAACCAAATAGCAAGGAATATCTTCCGTATCATAAATTTTGTATATTCCCGACCGCTTGTTTTCGCTCATTGCGTAAAATGTCCCCCATTTCGCGTTTACAATTTTCTTAGCGATTTCAGTCAAATCAATAGGTAGTTCTTTTTTGGCAAATATACGATTCTCAATGTCATCGTATTCAATTCGATCTTTCGTGTAAGGGTTTACAAAGTAAATCATTTTTTCGTCCTTTCGTTATTCCCACCCACCCCAACCGATTATTTTATTTAAGTATCACAATTACCCCATAATTCCCACTATCAAGCTTTGCAAGTTTACAACTTTCTATATTGTAATCTTTTGAACCCTCGCTATAAAGAATTTCCGATTTACGTCGGTAAAAATTTAATTCACCGTCCGGAAATTCTACAAAAAGCGTTTCAACGTTAAAGGGTTTGTAATCCTTGCAAACTTTTGCGTGTTTGGCGTTAAACGCCTGTTGCGTTTTAACTGTCGCGTCCCAAATTTCAAAAATTGTCATTTCATTCGCCTTTCTTACGTTTTTTATGGTCTCCCAATTTGTGGTTGGTCTCCCTTGACCACGCCTATAGTATAGCACATATGGATCGGGATTGCAATAGGTTCGAAAAAATATATAAGGAATGAATGATAGTATAATGCCTTTGATTGATTGAGTTTTTTCTATTGTGGATTGAAGGAGTAGAATATATCTTTAAAATTATTTGGTATATAATTGGTATGTATTAAACTATGATGTTGTGAAGTGAAGAAGATGATAATATATTTTGTGATTGGGATTGTATATGATTTGGGATAATATTATGTTGCGCAGGTTTTATGAATTGGTTGCGATGGAATATATTTCTATGAAATGGTTGTTTTATGAATTGGTTGCGATGGAATATATCGTTGTGGGTTGGGTTGGGGGAAGATTATATATAAAAAAAGGG